GGAATCTGGTGGAGAATGCCTATTAATGCATTTTGTACAAAACCAGGAGTTCCAGAAGAACCAATTCATAATCTTGTTTTGTGGAATTCTTTTAGTCCACACGTTTCAGTTACAAAGTTTCAAGCATTAAGCAACATGAGAATGTCATACATTGATAGATCTAAGACTAATGTTCCTGGAACATATTTATTTACCCTTGACTGGCATAGCCCAGAAACAAATATTTTAGATGATGGGTACTCTGAAAATCCAGGTCAACACAAGTGCGGACACGTTATTCAAAGAGATGACGGTAATTTTGCAGTACAGCCAAATAACAGGGTAAGAATAAAAGAGCCATCATTTGTAACAAAAAAGGATTTAGTTATACAAAGACTCATTAATACAAATAAATGGGATGTTGAGAGTTACGACAAGTGGATCCTTGAAGACTCCAATGCCTATGATTATGACGTTATTGATACAGAAGTTGACAAATAATACTATGGCTGGTAAACTATATACATCAGAGGTTTGGCTACGTAAGAGATATCTTATTGATAAAAAATCTCCAGAAGATATTGCAAAAGAATGTGGGGCAAGCGTAGAAACAGTCTACGTTTATCTTGCTAAATTTGGATTAAGGAAATCAAAACGATGAAAGCAAAACCAGTGTTTAAAGATTCAGCTCAATTTAAGTACGATGACCTATACCTGTATGCATTAGGTGCACCTTCTGGGCATGCAATTCTAAACACTTGTACCAATATGGCACAAATGCTAATTCAAAAAAATATTGCTTATGGAGATTCAGCTCTTGATCCAGTTAGAATTTTTAGCAAAGCTGACCCAGTTGAGCAACTTAGAGTTAGAATTGATGACAAACTAAGTAGACTCATGAAAGGTACTGACTATATTGGTGATAATGATATAGATGATCTAATTGGATATTTAGTTTTGTTAAAAATAGCAAAGGAAAAAAATGTCAACTGAAGAAGATTTAGTCAAACATCTTGACCAGGTAAACACAGTTGTTTCTGAATATTTAAAAGGCAATGATCCAACAGTTATATCAAAAGAATTAGATATTCCAAGGGTAAGGGTTGTAAGCCTTATTAATGAGTGGAAAGTCATGGCATCAGACAATGCTGCGATTCGTGCTCGTGCTAAAGAAGCACTTGTAGGTGCAGATACTCACTACACTAAACTTATTTCTAAGTCATATGAGGTTATTGATGAAGCATCTATGACAAATAATCTTGGCGCAAAGACTGCTGCAATTAAACTTGTTATGGACATTGAGTCTAAGCGTATTGATATGTTACAAAAAGCTGGACTTCTTGAGAATAAAGAACTTGCAGAAGAGATGGTTGAGATTGAGCGCAGACAAGAAGTATTAGTTGGTATTTTAAGAGATATTGCTTCAACCCACCCAGAAGTCCGTGACATAATTATGCAACGCTTATCATCTATTGCCAAAGAGGGAGAAGTGATTACAGTTGTCCACGATGTTCAATGAGTTTCTTGAAGTACTTAAAGAGAATCATTTTGTAGAAAAACCTGTTGACGCAAAGACATTTGTTGAGTCTCCAGACTATCTAGGACAACCACAACTATCTGAAATTCAGTACGAAATTGTAGAAGCAATGAGCCAGATTTATCGTAAAGAAGATCTTGAAGACCTATATGGATCTGTTGAAGGCGCAAGATATTATAATAAATACACAAAGAATGAAATTATCCTGCAACTTGGCAAGGGATCTGGAAAAGACTTCGTATCAACAGTAGCTTGTGCGTATGCAGTATATAAACTATTATGTTTAAAAGATCCAGCAGTCTACTATGGAAAGCCTGCAGGAGATGCTATTGATATTATTAACGTCGCTATTAACGCTCAACAGGCTAAGAACGTTTTCTTTAAAGGTTTTAAAAGCAAGATTGAACGCTCTCCTTGGTTTGCTGGAAAGTATAATGCCAAAGCAGACTCAATTGATTTTGATAAATCTGTAACTGTTTATTCTGGACACTCAGAGCGTGAATCCCACGAAGGTTTGAACTTGTTTATGGCAGTGCTTGATGAAATTTCTGGTTTTGCATCGGAAGTTGGAACTGGTAATGAGCAGGGTAAAACTGCAGAAAATATCTATAAGGCCTTCCGTGGTACCGTAGACTCTCGTTTTCCTGATCTTGGTAAAGTTGTTTTGCTTTCATTCCCCCGTTATCAAGGTGACTTTATTTCACAAAGATATGAATCAGTTATTGCTGAAAAAGAAACTACAGAAAAAAAACATACCTTTATTATTAATGAAGACTTGCCCCATAATGATCCTGGAAATCAATTTGAAATTTTCTGGGATGAAGATACAATTATTTCTTACAAGATACCAAAGGTCTTAGCATTTAAAAAACCAACATGGGATGTAAACCCTACACGTAAGATTGATGACTTTAAGATAGCCTTTTATACAGACCTTGCAGATGCAATGATGCGCTTTGCATGTATGCCTACATATGCATCAGATGCTTTTTTTAAAGATAAAACAAAGTTAGAAAGGGTAATGACACTTCGTAATCCATTAGACCAGTTTAGAAGGTTTGATGAGTCATTTAAACCAGATCCAGATAAAATTTATTATATACACGCTGACCTTGCACAGAAGCACGATAAGTGTGCTGTTGCAATTGCTCACGTAGATCGCTGGGTAAATATTCAGGTAATTAAAGACTATGAACAGGTGGCCCCAATTGTAGTAGTAGATGCAGTAGCCTGGTGGGAACCTAGAGCAGAGGGACCTGTTAATCTGTCAGAAGTTAAGCAATGGATTATGAATTTACGCAGACAAGGTTTTAACCTTGGAATGGTTTCATTTGACCGTTGGCAATCATTTGATATTCAAAATGAGTTACAGGCTGTAGGAATAAGAACTGAGACTGTTTCTGTTGCAAAAAAACACTACGAAGATTTAGCAATGATGATTTATGAGGAGCGTGTAGCTATACCAATGATTCCTATATTGCTAGAAGAAATGTCTGAGTTGAAGATTATGAAGGGAAATCGTGTTGATCACCCCCGCAAAAAATCTAAGGACTTGGCAGATGCTCTATGTGGAGCAGTGTTTGGTGCGATATCTCATACACCAAAGACTAATAATACTGAGATAGAGATTCATACGTGGAGTTCTGCAAGCCGACTTGCGGACAAACAGGCACGTATGGTAGAATTGGATAATCGGGAAATGCCTAACGATGTTAAGGATTTCCTAGATACATTCAAGTTAATATAAACAAACAAACAAGGAGAAAGATGAATTCATTTAAGAAAATCGCTATTGTCATCGCTGCAGCCCTGACTAGCACAGCATTGGTAATTGCACCTTCAAGTGCAGCACCTCTAGCAGTAACGGTTGCAGGAGCAGCGAATACAACAACCGCACTTGCACCAGCAACTGCAAACGTACCAGCAGATAATAAGGTAGATGCAGCAGATGCTGTAGCCCTAGTTGCAACTGCTGACACAGGAACAGTAGTATCATTTGCCTCAACAGGTGGAGTACGAATTGTTCTGGCTTTGGACAACGCTCCAACAGCACCAGTTCTTGCATCAGCAGGAACAACAACACATTCAGCAACATCACAGGGTGCAGCACTTACTGTGTATGCATTCACAACATCAACAGCAACTGGATCAGTAACCATTACAAATGGTGCATATTCAACTATCGTTTATGTTAAGGGTATTGCAGGATCAGCATACAATGTTGGCGTAACAGTTCCATCTGCAGTAGCAGTAGGAACAATCCCATCAGTTGCAGTAAATGTAACAGACGTATTTGGTAACGCAGTAGGCGGAGAGACAGTAACAGCAACACTTATTGGTGCTACTTGGGCAGATGCCTCAATCTCAAAGTCAATTCTTACAGCAACAGCAGCAAATGTTTCTGCAGACTCAACACTTACTCTTGGCTCACGTGCTGAGAAGTTGGCAACAGCAGTTGCTGGCACAGTAACAGTTGCAGCAACAGGAGCAACTTCAGCGACAGCAGTTACAGGACTTCCAGCACCAGTTAAGGCTGTAGTTGGTTCATTCGCAGTAACTGATCTTAATGGAACAATTAATGCACTTAATGCACAAATTGCATCTCTTAATGCACAACTTGCAGGAGCAAACGCTACTCTAGTTGCAGAAAGAGCAGCACGTGCAGCAGACAAGGTTGCAGCAGATAAGGCACTTGCAGACGCAAAGGCAACATCAGATGCAGCAGCAGTTACTGCTAAGTCAGTATCAGATCTTGCTCTTGCAACTGCAGCAGCAAAGGCAAAGGCCGATGCAGCAACGATTGCTTCATTAAAGAAGCGTCTTACAGCAGCAAACAAGTTGCTTCCTGCATCAAAGCGTAAGTAATAGTCCAACAATTAGGGGAGTCATTAAATTGGCTCCCTTTTTTGTTGCATAAAATGGTATACTTATTATATGTTTGACTTAATTAAAGAAGCAAAAAAAAATAAACACGGGGTAGTATTTGAAAAATATCAAATGCCAAAGATTACCTGGGAAGATATACTATTATTTTTATACAAAGAGTCTACAGCTTCTGGTGAGACAAGTAAAAACCTTGAAAACAAGGTAAAACAAATTGCAAATCAAGATAATTTTAATTCAATAGGCAATGTCCAAATTCAATCTAAATTATGGTTAGCACCACAAACAACTAAATTATTTGAAGAGTTTGATGGCGTAACAGAGCTTATTTATAAGCTTAACCAGTCAAAAGAAAATAAAGAATGTGGATACTATAGACTTCGGCATCATGACTGTGACCTAGATTGGCATTATCAAGGTATAAGAATGTCCTTATCTAATAGACTTGTGTCTGATCATCATGATCCACACGATATCTTTTACTGGCAAATTGTAGGAACATCATTTTGGAAAATAGATGGTGGTATAACCTATACTCTTAATCCAGGAGATCTTCTATACCTACCTCTTGAAAATTCACATGAGGTTTGGTGTGATGGCCCAAGAGCGGGGCTTTTGATAGACAATCTTAACTAAATGATATAATAGGGTTATCAAACATCTTGGAAAGGGTGTGACCCAACATTAAATCTTTCCTACTAAAGACTAGTTTGGTGGGACTATTAGTGGTTTTGTGGCTTATTCCAGCCTCTTTTGAGCATGCAAAAGCATCAGAGGGACTAACTGCTGAAGTATATAATGTTCAAGGTCAAAATGATGCTCCTTACATACCACAGGGAGCTCAACCAATAATTACAACCAACGTTCCAAATGTTAACTTTCAATGGGGTAGTGGCCCTATTCTTGGGGGTCCATCAGAAGATGTAATCGTAAGATTTAGAGGATCAATTGTTACCAGTACAACTCAAGAAATATCTTTCTTAGCAACTGCAGATGATGGAACTAGACTCTATATTGATGGTGTATTAATAGCAGATGATTGGTATGACAAGGGTGGTGGAGGAACTACAAGCTCTCCAATATCTTTTACAGCAGGAGTTCCTAAAACTATAGAGTTAATGTATTACGAAAATGGTGGGGGAGCTGATTTAAACCTATACTGGGATCAATCTGGTCAAATGGAAATTATTCCAGCTTCTGCATTTTCATCAACCCCACCAGCTCCTCCTGAAGTATTATCAATAGGAGCACCAACTAACTTAAGCGTTGTAGATAGTGGAACAGCAGTTATTTTAAGCTGGACTGCACCAACAGATGGAACTAGACAGCCAGAAAGATATGCCATAAGTTTTACTACTGAAGGGCAAAATGGTTGGGGTATTGCAACAGGAAATGTAGGAGATGCCAACGCTCTTAATACAACAATAACAATTGATTATTCTTTACTTGATAGTTTGATGCCAAGAGGAACAACATGGTCATTTCATATTAGATCAGATAATGATACATTAGCTTTATACTCTGCAAATTCAAATATTGTTACATTAAAAGTAGGCAAGACTAATGCAGAGATTGAAGCAGAGCAAGCAGCAATAGCAGAGGCCGAAGCAGCAATAGCAGCAATAACTGCAGCACAAGCACTTGCACAACAAGCAGAAGCAGCAAGAATACAGGCTGAAACAGAAGCATTGATTGCACGACAAGCTGCAGCTGCACAAGCCGAAGCAGAAAGAATTGCAGCACTTTTAGCAGCTCAAGAAGCAGCAAGAATTCAAGCAGAAATAGAGGCACAGGCTGAGATTGATCGGATAGAAGCGGAGATTGAGGCAGCAAGAATTCAAGCAGAAATAGAAGCTCAAGAAGAAGCAGATCGCATTGCAGCAGAAATTAAAGCAGCAGAAGAAAAAGCAGAAGCAGAAGCAAAGGCAGAGGCTGATCGTATAGCAGCAGAAGAAGAGGCTGACCGTATAAGAGCAGAAGAAGAAGCTATAAGAGCTGAAGAAAAAGCCAAAGCTGAAGAAGAGGCGATTGCTGAAGCAATACGACAAGCAGAAGAAGATGCAAAGGCTGAGGCTGAAGCAAAAGAATTAGAAGAAGCTCAAAATGAAGAAGAGGCTTTAGAAGATATTATAGATAAAGCAAAAGATGGAGAAGAGCTAACAGAAGAACAGACTGATCTTGTTGTTGAATCTTTGCTTGAAGATCTTAAAAAGGGTGAGGCCTTGAGTGCATCTGACATACAGGCTTCTGGAATATCTTATTCTGATCTTCCACCTGCAACTCCAGTAGACATTAGAACAGATGAAAGTGGAAACGCAGTTATCATTACTGCAGAAGTAGCAGCTCAAGTAGAGCTATTAGAAAATCCAGGTGAATTATTTGCAACAGCCCTATCAGATCCAGGTGCAGCTCTTGCAGCACTAGGAGCAATTGGTGCTGATATGTCAGAAGAAGAAAGAGAAGAAGCTACAGATATGGTTGTAGCAACAGTTGTAGCAACAGGTGCAGCAATTAACGCAGCTGCTGTTGCAGCAGGAGGAGCAGCAGGAGGCTCTGGTGGGGGAGGAAGTTCTGGTGGAAGTTCAGGCAGCAATTCACCAGGTTCAAGAGGAGGAAGAAGATGGTAAGAATACTAAAAAATATAATAAAGGACCTAATAGATCAGGCATGGACTCTTCTTGGAATGTTTATTGCCTGGGTTGTTTTGGACGGTAGTGCAAAGACTATTGTCGGCTATGGAATCATGGCAACACTTGGTCTTTGGATTATAACTAGTCCATTTAGAAATAAGGAGGAATAAAATGGCAACTAAAAAAATCGTAGTACCCCCTAAAAAAGAGAACCCACAAAAAGCTTTACCAAATGTATTAATGCGTATAGTAGCAGTTTTTGCAGCATCAGGACTATCAGTCCTAGGAGCAGGAGCAGTAGTAGGAATTGATACAATTCAGGCAGTAATGCTTGCAGGCCTACTAGGAGTAGCAACAGTAGTTGAAAGGCTGGCTAGGGCTTTTTTGGACGATGGCAAGCTTACTATCGCAGAAATAAATGATGCATTTAAGACTGTAGACAAAAAGGCTAATTAGTCATTATTGGGCTTGTTTGACAGCCCCTTCCAGGCAATGGTATACTTGAATATATCGCTTTGGGAGGGGTTTCTGCATGACTTGTATTGCTGTAGTTAAACAAGATGACAAGGTTTATATG